TATCTTATTTCCTATTTTAACGTATATACTCTTCATTAGCTTTCACATCCTGCTGCTTCGCACTCTGCTAAAGTAGCGTAAGTACCAGAACCATCACCAGGGTCTACGCACTCGTTGTTAATACAATCATAACTATCTGGTGTAGCTGTAGGTGGGAAGTTTGAACAATCAAACTCTACGCAATCATAAAATAGTTCTATACTAAAATTACAACTAACACTAACCAATCTATCGTTATGTGTGTTTTTTTGTCTTATAAATTGTATTGATTCTCTTGGAATAACATCTTGACAATTACTTGCAGAACCTAAACACCCTAAAAGTTTTAATATTCTTTTTTCTAAGGCAGTCATAATAACATGAACATTGTCAGTTATCTCTACTCCTGTAGTGTTTGCTTTAGATATTGGTCTGTAGGCTGTAATTATGCAATCAAATACTTGCAAACCATTGTTTATATCTATTATGCTTGATGTTGGGTATTGAAAGTTAAGTAAGTCGTATGGTATGTTGTGGTCAAAGTTTATGTGTGATGTATTACCAAACTTAAATGAATTAAAACCTGCACTAGTTGCACAGGTGTTCATATTATTTACTAATTGTGTTAAAGTTGTAGACATTATTTCTGTTGTTTTTTATGTATCTCTGACATTATCTCATCAAACTTACTAACTGCGTTTTGCCAAGAGAGATACGTTAAAATCTCATCTAATTTAGCATCAAGAACAGATTGAACAGCAGATTCGTTGCCTTTTGTAAAAATTCCGTCTTGTGCTATTCGATAAACAGAATTTAACCAGCCATAACCATCTATTGTGCTTTTTGCTGCTCTCTTTGCTGCATTACTTCCTCCACCACCTGAGAGGTTAGGAAACTCGTCAGCAATCCTTGTTCTAACTTGTTCAAAAAAAAAGCGACATCCCAAATTGTTGCCATATCTAATTGTTCGAACATTTTAGCTCGTTTGTCGATGACATCGTCATCTAATTTCTCTTCTTCACCCTCTTTTTTACAAAGAATTGCAATCTGTCTAGGCATATACTCAATTTTGCCCTGATCTATCATACTAGACTGTATTTCTAGCTGTTCAGCCTCAATATATCTACCAAAGGATGATTTTCTCATTAAATCTTTTGGTAAAAAGAACTTTTCTTCTCCTATCGTAAAAGACTTTATGTCTATTGGCACATACTCTTGATTTACAAACGCTAATTGACTCATTATGTCGTTTGCCTCTTTCATATCCCAATGAGAAACCTCTTCTATGGTACATCCAGTCCAAAATGATAAAATTTTAGTGTTAAAATCTAAATTTAAAAGAACCTCTTGATATTCTTTGTCAGAATCAGACTCTTCTTGTTTTTTTAACTTTTCATCATACGATTTTATAATTTTAGTAAACTTTAAAAACGTAGACCAATTTATATCTAACCAGGTTTCAGGTATATTCACCTTCTTACCACTAATTTCGACTTCTTTCATTAATTTAGGTTTATGTTCATCTCTCCTTGCGTTAAAGGCAGTTTTTCCATACAATCGTTTAATCTGTCTAAAACATCTACTGTCAAATATAACAATTTTTGTTCATGCTCAGCAATATCTTTATCTTGATACTGTGGCAAGTTTGAAAAAAACCCTTTACTAACCCAATATAAATTATTAGGTAGAGATGTATACCATTCTCTTCTATCAACACTACCATCTGCCACATACTCACCTAAACCATTATGATAAGATACGACATTCTGTATTAAGTCCTCAAAATTTTTGTAATCCTCTGTAAAAAATGTAGCTTCATGAACTAATTGATAAACATCATCTATATAATCATTCACAATACTTGAATGCTCATTGTTTAGATAATATATTTCAAGTTCAAAAGCCATCTTACAATATAACGAATATAGTTTGGAACTTTATGGAACAAAAAGCAAGTTTTTTTATCTCCACGCTAAAATCCTTTTATCATTACCAAAAAGATACTTCATACGCATCATTAAGGCATCTGCAAAGTCAGGAGAGTGTCCTAAAACTGCTTTCATCTCTTTTTTAGATAAAATAGCTAATTTATTGTCGTTATCCATGTTTTTTCTACGAATAACCTCAAATTCTTCTATAATTGTGTTTCTAAGGTCAGTATCATTACATTTTATCCAAATATTACCCACATTTATCTGTTCTGCAAGTTTATAATAGCATTGTGTCTTTAAATTTACAAAGTTTTCCTTGTTCATGGGTTTAGCATTATTAACAAAAGGAACAACACCTTTCATGTAATGTGAGAGGTATTGACCTACTCCATCACTATCAATTATGATGTTTTTTTTGTTGATTTGATGCTTTTCTGCTAGATTTCTTATGATTTTCTCTACATTATCGGCAGATGTCTTGTCTTTTGTGATTATTTCCTCTACTATCATGCCATTCCATACGCAAATCACTAATTTATCACTTCCAAGCAAGGCAACATCGCAAGAAAGGTACTTTTCTGCACCTTCTGATGAAACCGATGAGTTTGTAAACATATCTAATAGAGCTTCGTAGTTAAAAAGCCTATCTTCACCTGAATCATACTCCCAATTACCATGTAAAAGCCTTTCTCGTGAAACAGGGTCTAATTTTCTTAGTTGTTCCTCGTAAAATTCAGAAATATGAGGGTTGTCTACTAGTTTTGCTTGTACAAACTTCTTATGATCAGCTAAAGTCTCATCTCGATTCTGTTTGTAGAAGTCATATACCCAATTCTTTGCAGGGTTACACGACATTAGCACTTTTGGTCGTAGTTTATACTCTGATAGCTTGTATCTTATCCTTGAGGCAACAACATTCTTTGCTTTTTCGGTGCATTGGTTCACCTCATCTATAAAAGCACCGGAAATCTCCAATGAACCAAGTGAATCAAAATTAGGGTCGGCGGGGTACTGATATAAATCTTTTAAAATTATTGTACTGCCATTTGTAAATTCAATGATGTTAGATTGTGCGTTAAATTTATAAACCTCACCCTTTTTGACACCCCAATCTCCACATACAGTGAAGAATGAGTTAAGTGTTGTTTCTTTTAGAGTCTTTAGTACAGCTCTACCCATTAACCAACGAGTACCAGGATAGCGAAGGCAAGAATACAACAGCCAAGCTGCTCCAAAGTAACTCTTACCTCCACCAGCACTACCTCCAAATAAAATTTCAGAGGTAGATTCATCGTGCAGATACTCCCAAGCTATGTGCTGTTTAGGAGTTGGCTTAAAATCTATTTCCAAACCTTTTTAATTAGAGCTTGTACTTGATTTCTAATTAAAACCAGAATATAATAAATTATAACAGATGGCAATGCTGAAATTACCCCAACAAATCCAAAAACCTGTTCTAATAAACCAGGCTTGTCTGATTTTAAATTTTCTATTGCTTTTTCGAATTTTGTCATTATTTTATTTTTATACCTTCGTTTTCTAACCACGCTAAAGAATCTTCTGTTAAGTCAAAGTTCTCTGCTAAAGCTACACGAGCTTGATGATTAGCGTTATCCAATAATTGGTCAGCATACAAAACATCAATATAGTGTTTTGCTACATTTCCAATTTCTGTTCCATCAAATATAGCACTTTTCTTGACTCTTGTCATAAATTCTACAATATTATAATCAACAGCAGTATACAAAGCGTACTTGTCTTCATGAGTATCATCCAAAGCCAAAGTAGAATCAATCCAGGCAATGGCAGTAGTTGCTCTTGCAGTTGTTCCGTCAGACAAAAGAAATGCCTTTAATTCTTTGGTGGTTATATCTGATTTGAGCTGTTGCTCATCTACACCTATCTTAAAAGACAAATGCCAAGTAGTTCCAGATACAAATTCAGTATCGTTTATCTTATTTGTTTCTTTATCCGATGGTTGGAAAAAACTCCTCTTAGAGTCTCTTTCTTTCCTGTCAATATTGCTAACTGTGTTTTTTGCTCTCCTAGTTCTAGGGGCAACAGATTTGACGTATTTCTTCTCCTGTATAGACTTTGAAATACCAAAACTGATTGGTGTTGCGATTGTTAAATCCATTTATTATCTATTTTAATTGTTGCTAAAGTTTCCATAATTTATCATTTATTTTTATTACATTCGTACTTATTAATATTAAAGTTATAATAATTAATATTATATTCTTTAACAAAAGTGTTTTTCTTTTGTTTAAGCGATTATCAGGGAATACTATATCTACTCGGATGGCTTCTGATAATTAAACACAAACCCTTCACCACCACTAGTAACATCCACTCTATCCACTACAATGCCTTTCATCTTTGCAACATCTTGCAATAACAATCTGCATAAATTCAAATCACCAGCTTGATAAGACTTACGATATAAATCTTGTAACATAATCTGATGCTTATCAATTTCATATTCTCGCTCTTCCGAGAACTGCTCGGCAAAACTCTCTAAAGCCTTCTTGTAATAAATACTTGCCATTCTTCTTTTGATTCCCCAATGAGCTTCACAATACTCCATTATGTCTGTATATCTTACTCCCCTCAAAATTAATTTTACAACCTCCGTTGTTCTTTTATAACTAACAAGACTAGTTGCTTTACCAGAGTCCTTATTAAGACTTAAATCGTTAATATCATACTTCGCTACAGTGCTTTCTATAATTTCAACATTCTCCTTCTTTTGTAGCTCTTTGGCAGCCTTCTTATCAGCCCGTTCCTTGTCTCTTTTGTTCATATCTCAAATTACATTTTTAGTGTAACAAATATAAACGAAAAAAAATTATAAAATATGGAACTAAAATACATATTATGCACCTAGTGTAATAAACTTGAAAATTGGAAAATCTAGTGTGAATATTGGACTACCTCAAAAAAAATTTTCAATTACGTAAATGATTACATAAATAGCTCAATATCAACTCGCCAGGACAAACCAAAAGCGTCATTTTTTAGCGTGTACACCTCGCAAAGTTGCACCACCTCAACACGCCAACCCACGCCCACAAAACGCCATAAATTAAGGCAAAGCAACGCCAACCAACGCCACAAAGCCAATAAAAAAAGGGCTTTAAATTTGGGCGAAGCGTGTAAAATAGTTTCTTTAGGTGTTAGCCCTACACCCCCCACCACACCACACCACACACACCAAAACCCCACACAATAAGCCCAATATATAAGCCTATTATATAAGCCAATAAGCCCACACAATAAGCCATAAAAAAAGCCCTAAAGCATAAGCCATAGAGCCAAAAAAAAACCCCTTAAAAAAGGGGCTTTGTTTGTTGTGTTGTTTCTTTTATGTTAGTTTGTATGGGATGCTATTATTTTCAAATATCCACACCTCACAACCTTTAAAAGTGTCAAGTATATAATTATTTAAATCATACCTTAGTTTAATATCATCATCAATAAACATAGTCAATTCAAACGTGGTTGTATTGCTTTCTACATCACCACCACCACAAAATCCAACGCTACAAAAATAAGGTACTTTGCTAAATCTAAGGGTACTATTTAAATAATCCTTAGCTTTTGCAATTTGTGTTTGCACTTTGTTTGTGTGGTTATCTCTATTGAATAAAATT